TACCGCTGGAGTCGATGGTCTGCCTGACATTACCATCACCGTCCGACAGCACGATGTAGTTGCTGCCAGTAGCAGAGATGGGAGCAGCAGAGCCTGTGTAAGAACCTATGATGACGTTCTTTGCGCCAGTTGTAATTGCAGAGCCAGCAGAATAGCCAAATAGTTGATTTCCTGCTCCAGTTGCGGTATACCCCGCTTGATAACCTACAGCGGTGTTGTTGGAGGCGGTGGTGTTGGCTTGGAGGGCTTGTCTGCCAACAGCTACATTGTTTGCGCCAGTGGTATTTGAAAACAAAGTGCCAGAACCTATTGCTGTATTAAGTGTTCCCGAAGTGTTTAAGCTAAGGGAATTAAAACCAAAAGCATCGTTAAAAGCTCCAGTATTTACCGTCCCCAATGCGCCGCTACCAACCACTGTGTTGTTGGCAACAGCACCAGCACCTCGTCCTACGGTGAGGCCTTGGATGACCGCACCAGCAGTTAGCGTGGAGATACCTGTCACACCCAAAGTAGTAGATGCTGTGAGCGAGGTGAATGCACCAGTTGATGCTGTGGTAGCACCAATGGACATGTTGTTGATGGTTCCAACACCTGTTGAAGTCAGAGCAAGGGTAGGTGTGGTACTAGCCGTCAGCGTAATCAAGTTTGTGTATGCTACGCCGTCTGTGTCATAGGCGGCAAGAGACAGAGTGTTGGTTGCTGTCTTTGCTGATTTAAGCTGAGTGCCTGTGACATAGGACGCTGTTTGAGTGATGGTGTCAGTGTCGGCATCACCTATAGTGGTGTTGCCATTTAAAGCTACAGCACCAGAAAAATTAGCAGCGGCTGCTGTAATTGTTCCTGTTAATGTTGGACTAGCCGACAACACCATGTTGCCTGTACCTGTCACTGCATTACTTAATGTGACACCACCATATGTCAAAGCTGCTGACAGAGTGGTGGCTCCAGTAACACCTAGTGTGCCACCAATAGAAGCAGCACCAGCAAGATAGAAGTCTTTGAATTTTAAAGAACTTGTGCCTAAGTCAACAGTGTTAGTAGTCCCAACACCAAGAACAGAGGCAGAAATTGTTACATTTTGCGTAGGGCCTAATGCAAGAATGGGAGCACCCTCTCCAGCAGTACCATCATGGTTGTGGCCTGTAGAAGAATTAAAGGCAGCTTGAATACCATCAAACTCCCCATCTAAATCAGCAGCATTAATAACATTACCGTCAGCAATGTTATTAATAGTATCTACTCTTGTATATCCTGCCATATTATTTCCTTAATAAATGCCTAACAGTTTTACCACATTATCGTCTGTCATGCGTGGAATATTCCAGCGTGGCAGCGTCCAGCGAAAAAGGAGGGTCTATACCGTCTGATACAAACTGCAACGAAACAGAAAAACCAGAACCAATTGTCTGTGTTTCAAACAACTTTTTCAGCTTTGTTCCATATTTTGTTGTTCCATATTTAGCTGTACTGGTTCCATAAAACCCTACACTTCCACTAGTTGTATTAGACAATGTAATAGTTTCTGGTTGTATGCTTCCAAAGTCATCAAAGTCAAGCTTCAAATTAACTGACATATTTACAGAGCCTTTTGGATCTGTATATAAAAACAACTTATAAAAAGTCTTTCTAACCCTCGGATCATTAATTGGAACATAGGGAGTAGCAAAACTAGCTAGAATATTAGCGCCATCAAAACTATTTCCACTTTCCATCTGATAGACATATCCATCAGAATGAGCAAAAACAATAGTTTCTATTTGATTAATATAATTACTATCAGCTACATAAGCTTTAATACCCACTGTCTCAGCCCAAGAAATGGCACTGGTGTTATCCCCTACCACTTGTGTTCCTAATATTCCTTTAGCACTATCAGCCGTAACTGAAGCATTATACCCTAAAATCCTATACTGAGACTTCTGTTTAATAATTACACTAGCAAAACTACTACTAGAAGAAATAAGAGCAGTGGATTCTGCTTGGATGGTTTTAGACACCACTCCTAAGTTGAAGTCCCCAGTTCTGTCTGTTGCGCTAAGTAGTCTTAAACCTTCAGGGCCTAAGAACATAACGTCTCCACCTACCTCTTGTATGGTGTCTGTAGCTACACAGCCTACATTCCTTGTAATTGGTTGAAGATTAAAGTCTGCTGAAGTGTTTCCTGCAAGCTGACTAATACTTCTTTCAGTGAAGATGATTAAGGCTTCTCTAAAAACAATGATGCCTGTTATAGTGGCTCCAATGTTTATAACCCCTGCTCCATTAGCTGCTGTAAAGTCAGTGTCTGTATAAGGAGAAGAGAAGATAAGCTTGTCATCGTTTGCAAAGAATAGTTGATTTTTGTGGAACACAACAAAATCAGCACCTACTAAATCACTGTTGTTATCAATAAAAGCAAATGTAGTATCATCCCATATAAAGGGATAGTTGACACCATCAACACCAACAATCTTGTCAGTGCTATTTATTCTATATTTAGAAGTTCTTACTTTAATGCCATCACTATATTTAGCCGTTAGCCAAGTGACGACTGCGTTGTCAGCAGGACTACTAGCTAAGGCAGGGTTGATAGCTAATGTAGCACCACCACTAGTAACAGTGGCATCTGCTGTGACAGTATATATTTTCTCTACACCAGCAAGAGTGAATGTATCTCCCGCCTTAGGAACATCTGTCAAACCATCCACTACTAAGCTACTTCCTGTTTGACCAGCACCATTAACTAACACTGTACCGTAAGAAGGAATATTAATCTTTGTCCAACCACTACCTATAGATTTATAAATTTCGTTGTTTCTACAAGCAATGATAGTGTCTTCCCACGCTGCCACACCTTTCATAATGCCTGTATGAGAAGTAAAAGTTACAGCAGCTTTATCAGCAGGACTACTAGCCATAGAAACTGTAAGTGTTAACGTCACTCTCTTATTGGTGCTGTCAAAAGAAACACCAGCACTAGCCACTGTATATGTCCCTGTGACACCAGCAATGGTGAGTGTGTCTCCAGCAACAGGGGCAGTGTATATGTTTCCTAATACAAGCGTTGTTCCTGTTTGACCACTACCATGCACTTTAGGTAAGCCATAAGCAGGGACAAAAGCACTGTCATATTTATCAAAACCTTCTATTCTTTTATAACCACCATCAGTGGAAGGCTCAAAGTTTTTTAATAGACGAGCACTCCCCGGAGCATTAATGCCTTGCTGTAAAGGAGACAGGTTGGAAACAAGTCCCCCTTTAAATTCAAAAGCATATGTTTGCCAAGCGTCTGCCATCAATTCACCCTATCACCAAAAGCAGAAGTTCTAGAAGTAGCAAGCATACCTGATCTCATGTATGAGTAACGATTAACTAGCATGGTACGCATACGTTTAACACCTTCTTCAAACTTACTCTTAGCCAAAGAAGAAGCTTGTTCATTACTTCTAAACAAATAAGCATAGTGCATAGCACCATCAATAATTACATGTCTAAATCTTTCAGGAATAGAAGGAACATCTGAAAATAAAGACAGGTCTACTGGTATTCTGTAATATTCGTAATAGACAGTGTATGCATCTTTAGGTGCAGGAACCATACCAAACTCTAAGCTGGGGGCATGAAAGACAAAAGAAGGAACATCCCGTTTGCTTGTGTCTGCTGTATATTCTTGATCAATATATTTAGACAAGTAGTCTTCATATGAAAGAATAGTTAGCTTTTGTGTTTTATTGTTAAATGTTGTGCTTTCTTCAATACGGAAAGTATCAAAGTCTATGGTGTTGGCATCAGTAGGAAAAGCATATCGAATAGTTCCCGCTGTCAGTGTCTCTTCTGCCAATACATGGTTGAAAGGCCACTCATGGTGAATGTGGTTGATGTCTCTAATGGCAGCATTCACTGCATCTTTATTATGTGCGTAGAAACCAACAGCCGTTGGGAAGTTACTAGAAGTAAGCTCAACTTCATTGAGCCTTCTATTCACTTCATTAACTAGATCAAGAAAATTATATGCCATTATTGTTCCTTAATTCTCAATCTAATAACACGCTCAGCTACACTACCACTACTATCAGACATATTACAATAGATTTTATATTCAGTATTGTTTGTACCTAAGCCTAAATTAATTGTAGCCACCCCACCACTAATGGTCTGTGCAACATTTTGTAAACCGTTAACAGTGTTGCTTGCGGGTAAAGCTGTCTTTACTCCAGAAGAGTTATCCACAAACCAAAGCACAGATGAAATGGTAGCACCATTGAGCCATCTAGACCAATCAACACTGTAGTCTAGAGTTTCATCTGGATCTTTATTGGGCCATCTAAATGACATATTATTCCTTACTCCACTAATACACTTCTATCAGATGAGGAGAGTTTTCTGTATGTATATATCTTTCTTGAAAGCTCATCTACACTTGCGGTTCGTGTAGCTGTTGTAGATCTTCCTTCTATATATATAACCCTATTATCTTTCATCACCATCACTGTACGTTCTTTAGCAGTGGATTTAGCTTCCACATACACTGTTCTATTTTTATCATATAAAGCTGCAACAGCATTATAATTGAAAACAACAGTGATAATTGTAACACTACCAACACTACCTATTGCATCTACACCATTGAATGTTGGCTGTGCATTCTCAAATATAGAAACACTACCAACACTTCCTGTGGCAACTACACCAGTTGTAGCATAAACACTTTGTGCTTTTACTTCTACAGTTCCTAAAGTTGCTATTGCCCCTAAACCAAAAACACTGGTATTGGCTTTAGCTACAACAACAACACTGCCTACGGAGCCTGTAGAAGCCACTCCTGTTGGTGTGAATCTACAGACTAAACTGAATGTGAAATTAGTACCTACAGCGCCAGTAGCTGATACCCCTGTTGGTAATATAGTAGCTTTACCTACAACTGAAACAGTTCCTATATTACCTGTTCCAACTACTCCAGTAACTGAGGTGGTTGCTTTAGCAACAATAGAAACACTACCTACTGCTGCTGTGGCAGATACACCGTCTGGAGTATAAGCAACATTGCTCTTACCATACCTAGCTACACCATAGACACCTATGCCGTATATAGCACCAGAGCGTACAGTTGTAGCCATATAGCTACTCCTTAAGCAATTCTAATAATTGCGTT